CTAAAGCTTTAATGCTTCAATCCACATTTCATCAACTTGCTCATCTGTCCAGCCTAGCAGTGTCGTCATCGCTGAGACGATGGGACTGAGACGCTCAATGTCTGCAACGGTATCGAACTCAATTTTGAAACGTGGATTTGAGTTGATTGCTGACATAACTTGATCGTATAAATCATTGTCGTAAAGATATAGGCTGAACTGGCGTTTTGAAAGTTTTAGTAATTGCTGGCGTTTGATGAGTATTTTTTCTTCATCGCTTAAATACTTTTCGGGGTTTTCATGTTGATCAACTTCATCATCCGTCATTAATCTGTATTCAGATAAATCAATCCAGTCACCGACTTGAACATTTTCTTCAAAATAGCGAATTTCTTTATCGTTTGTATATTTTTGCATTATGCAAACTCCATGCATTTAATGCTATTACCCGTGATACTAAAATATTCACCGACACTAACAACAAAAGACCCAACAAAAACATTTGATGTGTTTGTGCCAAAAATCTCAAAACCATTTATTCCTAATGATGCACGATTACCGCTACTGCCAGTTATAGAAAAAGTATACATTTTTGCTTTTGTACCCGTATTTGTGTAAGTCGTGCCTGAAATTATTGTTTTCTCAGATGAAGTTTGACCAACCCCAAACGCGTTATCGTTTAGTAACTTACCCTGAGCAGCAGTCAACGCTTGTGTAGCACTAGTACTTGTCAACGTGTTATTGAGTTGCACGATGCCTTTTGTAGTTGTTGATGCATCTTTTAAATCACTAGCCTCAAGCTTTGTATCTTGCAGTTTTTTAGCTTGTTTTGCTGAAACAGGTTTTGTTGCATCATTGGTCGTCAAGTTATCTACAATCTGATTTTTACGAATGAAATTAGCTTCAATCTCATCAACCAATGCTTCAAGATCGGCTTGCGTTGTTAGAAGGTCATATAACTGGCGTTTCGATGCAGGGTCAAGTGTAATGCCATGTAGTTCAAGTAAGTTGCACAGCTCCTCTTGCACCACATTAAACCATTCAGGTGTCACGTATGTTGCATCTTGTCCTGATAAATCTGCATTGTCATGAAAACCCGCTTTTCCAGCACCGAAGAGGTCTGGTCGTGCATTCACACTATCAATTCGTTTCATTTATACCTCGTGAATATTAATTTCTAAAAACGCAGGAAAATATGCATCGATGATGCAATTCACGTCCGCAGCATGACTATTTCTTAATATAAGTTTGACCTTATAGCGTAGTTGCTCTGTATTGACTGGAAATGTGCATGGAGCGGTACATTGCAAAGGTTTGGGTTTGTTTAATTCAACCAGCTCAATACCAAAAAACTCAAAAAGTTCACGGTAGTACGTCAATCCATATTTTGAGCTTTTTACCCATTTAATAATTGAAATTCGTTCTGCAATACTGCGTGTACTATTGACAGAACACGCAAGTGGTAAGCCGAATTCAATCTCAAATTCCTCTACAAGATCGGCAGGAATATCATCAATGACATTAAATAAGCGCTTTGCATCCAAGTCGACTGAAGCGAGCGCCTTGGCATGCGCATATACATCTTTAGCAATATTTGTAGAAGGAGCCATGTCATAACCGCCAACAGGCAAAAGCTGTCGAAGTACAGCTGCATAAAGCTCAGTGGTTTCTATTGAGGTCATGACACAGTACTCAGCGAAATATTTCCAATCCGCAACCAATGCAAATGCATCCAGTCCACTGATGGAGTAATGTTTTGATTTGGCATTAATGAGACATCGAGTACATTCGAAACATTCAACAAGCGAGCTGAAAGAACAGCGGCTTGATATGTATCAGCTGGTGCTAATTCTGAGAAATAACCTCTAATCACCGATTCAGCGTCGATCAGATTGATATCTGTTCCTGTCAAAATAGCAGTAACATCAACAAGCTGTTCTGTTGGTGAATAAATTTTGCAATCTACCAAAACTCCAAAATAGTCATCCATTACCGCTTGTGCTGCGCTAATCAATTCTTCAGTGGGCAATGTGGGCGGAGTTCCTTTTGCTGTGATTGCAACATCAAGGGAGCCGAGGCCACGACGCTTTGGATAAAAATAAATATGTTCAATTCCACCGACGGAATTAAGCATAAATTTGATGTCATTCCGACGATCTTTAAATTCACCCAATTTCTTACGTTCAGCTAAACGTGCGCGCCAATCTTCAAGGCTCTCTTCATCTGTACCACCACCAATGCTGATAACAGTTGCATCCGAAGAAAGGCCAGCTGGAGGACTTACAAATAGCAATTTTCCAGAAACCATATTCCATGACGCACCTACTTGTTCGGCGCCCACTGTAATTGTGGTTTGAATATTTGCTTTTAGTTCTGTATCAGCAACCACTTGCCAATAATATCCTTGCCCATTTGTTAATTGCGTACCTGCGCTGAGTATTAAATCAATGTTTGAAATTGCTTTAACAGAACCAGCAGCTTGAGTGCCTCCTAGACGAGGCAACCCCATTTCATTGGCATGTATATAGAGAAACGGCTCATCCGCAGTCGCGATAAATAATTGTTTCTGGATATAAGTTTGGTGTTGATATAAACCTTCAACTACAGCAGCTGTACCTTCAGCACGAATTGCAGCATCTGATCCATCAGCGACAGCCAATCCAGTTGAATTGCGAATCTCTTGAGTAATTAGCTGCTTAATTTGTGCAAATGTTTTTATTGAATACGCCATCTCAACCACCTACTGGAACAAAATATGAAATCTTTTGTGTCTGGCCTGTTAGACGTGTAATTTCAATATCTAAATCAATTCGACTCACCGCATTTTGATTGACGACTACGGAAAATGAATCAAGCTTGGATGGAATTAAGTCAGATAAAGCCTCTTCAGCATATTGTTTTGCAAGTAACAACATACGTGGCAGATCTTTGGATCTGCGGAATGTATGGAAACGGCTTCCTAAATTGGGGTTGCCCCAGTATTTTCCACGATGAATGTTGAGGCGCAAACAAACAGCCTGAACCACATCATCATTAAATGCTTCATCCAGACTTGTCAGTACATAATCTTTGGTTTCTAAATTAATTACCGTCATTTTTCATACTCACATTGGTTGGTCTGGTGTTGGAGAACCACCATGTTTATGCTTGTTATATGCATCTCTCATGTCCTGCATAGAACTGGTTTTATCAAAAACATCACCCTCGACCACATGCAGACTGCCACCGTCAACAAATAGATCACCCTTGATATGTGTACCGTCTTCTTTTAACCAAACTGAATGCCCAAACTGGTTATAGATGCAGGTTTCACCATCCGATAAATCGATCTGAATCGCACCACCTGAAGTAGCAACCACAATAGACTTTGAAGTTTTTCCCTGAAGTGGAATAATGACGGCCTTAGCGGTGGTCGGGACATGTGACGCAAAACCGACATGCTGAAAAAGTTCAGTTTCTTGTAGAACTTCACCTGCAAAACCTTTGAGCTGCAAAGCTTTAGCACCACCACGGGCAACAATACCCAAAAATGCACTCCGAACCTGACCACCAGCTTGAGCAACTTTCTTTTGGATCGTACTAATCATTTTTTAGCTCCAGAGGTTTGATTTTTTTCAACAGTTTTAGCGGCTTTATCTTTTTTCTTCTTTTTCATAGACGCTTTGGATGGCTTTTCTTTATTAATCAAGGGTTGTGCCCAATCGCCCTGGCGTTTCAGCTTCAGCTTGGTTATTTGGCCTGAATCTCTTGATAGCGTAAGCGTTCGCCCCATGATTGCCCATTTAGCAGTTGCACGAGAAAGAACGTCGCTCTGTAAGTTGATATAACAGCCTGTTTGCCAGACCTTGCCATCAACCAACCAGCCGACCACATTCGTGGTCAATGAATAAGCCTCTAAATCATTGTCTGCCTTTATTTTTTTAATAGCGGTATCCGCTTCAGATTTGGTTTCAATATCACCTAGGGAGACGATTTTTAAACGGTTATATCCATATGGGGTGGTACTTTTACTCTCAGCGAGAATGCTTTGCGCATCAGCGCCCTGACTTAAAACCTGAATCTGACTAAATACACCTGATACATCTTCATCATATTGCGCATCGAGCATGTTGTTATCATCACCATCAAACATAAGGCTCAATGTTGTTTGCAATTGTTTTGCAGATTTGAATGGGTCGCCAATAACGAGCGTCCCATCTGCTTTTAACCACACGTGCTGTCCAGTGACTTGAGCCGCTTTAACAATCGAGTCCCACAATGATTCGCCAGGCTCAACCGAAATATTGTTTTTAAGCCATGCATTGTTTTGTAATTCAATATTCTTAAATAAGGTGCCTAAATCGCCTGACTTCACATATTTATTGAGTAAAACTTCAAGCGTGACTTGTCGACCGCTAAAAATAGGCACAGAGCAATCAATTAACTGTCCGACCAGATCACGCCCTGAAATCTGAAACCCACGGCCACGACGACCAATCGCTTCAGAAATACGATCTACAACCCCCGTCATAATCAGCTCTTTGCCGTAGTAGGCCTGAAACGTCTTTCCAGACGCTACAGATGCAGGCAAATGATCATAAACAGGATTCAATAAAGTCACGCTAAAAGCATCGGCTGGAATATCAATGGCGCTATCAAAAGAAGCCTCATCCCAACCAGTTACTTCGTAGCCGCCAATTACAAGACGAATGACAGTACCTTTGTTGTCTTGAATTAAATTATCTTGCATAGACAATTAACTCCATGCCAGAGCGCAAAAGTGCAGGGTTTTGCAAAGATGGATTTAAATGTAGGATTTCATTTGCTCGCGTCATATCTCCATACAGGTAATGCGCGAACCAATGCAGAGTACAGCTTGCTGGAACAACAGCAGTTGAAATTGGGGGGCGGGTTTCAATGAGTTCTTGAATTTGCAAATGAACTTGATCTGCAAAATTTTTAAGTATTTGTATTTGTTCAACGCTTTCAAAGACCAACTCAATTTGTGCACGCTCAGTTGCAATATTGGTTTGAATCAGTTGTCGCGTATTTTGACGAATGATCGCTAAATCAACAGGTGTAAGTGTTAAAGCTGTTGTTGATTGGTTTTGTTGCTCGGATAATTCTGTTCTGACCTGGTCAACAACCATCTGCACCATAGACACAGTTGTGGCAACTTGTACTGCGCGCCATGTTTGTTTTAATTCTGGTGAGTCTTCGTCGTCAAATAATCCAGTTAAACGGTCAACCCGATGAAAAGCATCTCGCCATTTTGAAATTGCGGAAATGCTTGCATCAAAAGTTACAAGCTTAGTGACATCATCAATCAGGCCGTGAATCCATGAAGGATCTAAAATATCTTCAATCGTATTTTTAACAAGGCCTAGAATTAGGCGAGCATTTTGAATTCCAGCTCGAATTCGGTTCACAAATTGAAAGAATTGATTATTGTCGAGGGCTTGAAGTTTTTTTAATACAGCCTTGAGCTTATCAAATGGACTCTCAACAATGCTTAAGGCATCAATTTCAGCAACGGTTTCAACTGGATTAAAAATTTGATACTCAATGTCCTCGCCAAGCATAAACTCAATAGCGACATAACATGTATCTACATTGTCAGCATCGTGATCTACCGAGTAGCTCAAAACACTTGCTGTACATAACCCATCAATTGGGTGTATTAATTCTCCAATGCCTGTTTCATCCAGCGCAATACGTAAGTTATCTAATTCGCCTTTATAGTTTTCGCCTGTAAAAACAGCATTTAAGGAAATACGACGTGGGTCTTTACCCATATCTTCGATGGAGGCTTTGTCTGAATATGGTGCTTGGTGGGCTACTTGTGATTTAGACACACTGTCTTTCGTAGAAGTGCACTCAAACAACACTCCACGAAAACTTGCATCCTGTAAATCATCTTTCCAGCCCATAAAAAAACCTCCATTAGAGGAGGTTATTATTCAAAATTTACCAAACCGATATCAGACGGAAGGACTTCCTTTTATTTTTAATTATTTATCCTGTGGGGAATAAATGCTCCAGTACGAGAGCTTTCAGTTTTTGCTTGGCCAGAAACACTTTCCAATAAATTACCCGCACTGAAAGGGATTGGCTTGTTTTGTTGGGTGACATTAATTAGGGAATTTAATTTTCCAATCATATCCTGTGATAACTTATTTGCTTGCTCTTGTTTTGCTATCAAATCTGCGGTTTGTTGAGATTGAGCTTCGATGCTTTTATCTATTGCTTGCTGCACAAAATCAGGACGTTCACCTGAACCGCCACGAGCTTTATCGAGAGCGCCATAAATATAGTCATCCAAAGGCTCAAATAGCTCATATCCAGCATAAGCAAGGCCAGCAAATCCCGCTGCTTTTAATCCACTTGAACCTTTTACTTTTGGTGCACCTTTGGTTTTGGTTCCTGTGGGTAAGTCAGGAAGGTCTTTGCCACGATTTAATATAGTCCCAACAACACCAATTGCGGTAACCATCCCCAAAGCTACGGAAGCTTTGTATGCAGATGCAGCTAATTCTTCATGTTTCTGCGCCCAATCAGTGATATTTTCTTTAACTTTACCCAGTGTTTCAGATACTGAATCATATGCTTTCGACTGGGCAAATAATTTCTCTTGGTCAGCAGCTTGATCTTTTGCCCATTCAGTTTGTCTAATCATCTCTAAGTCCGCATCGCGCGTTCCTTGCGCTGATGTAATATTTTTTTCAAGACTTACAGTTTGCTCTTTATTATAAACAGCAGCCATAGCCGCTAATAAAGCTTGACGATCTGCTAAAAACTGCCCCAACTCACTACCCATAGCAATATTACTCATATCTTCAAGCTTTGCCTTGCGATCCTCGGGTGTCTTGGCTGCGTTTGCCTCTTTTTGGAGTTTTTTATATTGATCATTATTTTGCAATTGGTGCTCAAGCAGTTTCACGAAAGCTTCTACCCCATAAACCCCTTGCTCTCGCTGCTGCACTGAATAAGTTGCCCAATCAAATTCCTGACCTACAACTTTACCTTTTTTATTTTTAACAGCTCTAGTTGGTAAACCATCTGTGTTTTCAATTTTATCAGCTAGAGTATCCGAAAGTTCACGGCTAGATAATTTTTGCAGTAAGTTGGTCACATTATTTCCAGCCTCAGCGCTATCTCCAGCAGTACTTTTAGCAACTTGGTTTAATGCAAGAAGTTTAATATATCCATCATCCCCCGAGTAACCAGCAGCCCTCGCCATTGCCATTTGACTCGGTAGAAATTTAGAAAGATCCTTATACTCGAAACTACCAATTTGACCAGCTCTCATTGCGCGATCTTGCGCTAAATCAATATTTTTAACCCCAAAATTTTGCATAGCAATAGTCATCTTGGCAGCATCAACAGTATCAGCACCAGCGGCGAAAGCTGTTTTAGAAGATGAGGATAGAGCCGCGGATACATTGGATTCATCGTATTTACCAGATGCGATAAGCTCGTTTAATGCTGCTGCCACATCCTCACGCTTGCCTCCGCCACCACGCACAGCATTTTTAACAAAACCCTCGAAATTAGCCGTCTTAGCTAGTCGCTGTTCAGCAGTTAACCCTTGTCCACCTGTTGCTGTAGCAGTAATGTATGTCATTAATTGGGCGTAATCACGCGGTTTTTGTAAAGCATTTGAAAGAACAGCGCCACCAGCTACAGTCGCACCAGCAACAATACTGCCACGCTGCAAGGTACTCATTCCACCAGAACCACCAGTCTTTTGAATTTGCTGAATTTGTTTTTCAGTAGATACTGTTTTACCCAACTCAGTATTAAGGGTGGTTACACGTGATTTCATGGAGGCATATGCACGCTCCATATCCTTGGCCGTAACTAAACCTTGTCGCTGCAAAATACTTAACTGGGTGTATGCACCTTGGGTTTTTTTAATCTCAGCATTAATCTGCTGCTCGGTTCTGATTCCCAACTTTCGTGCAGTATCCAAGGCCAGTGCTTCACGTTTTTGTGTTGTAAGTGCCTGACCTTGTTTACGCTGCTCATCGGTTACTTTCTTTGCAACACCAACTTGCCCAGCTTGAATAGCAGCAGTTTTTTGCTGTTCAGTATTGATTTTTTGGATGGCTGTGATTTGATCTGTAGCAATCCGCTTCAGCTCTTGACTGGCTTGCTGGCCTTTGACTTGAAGGGTTAAGGAGACTACAGAGTTCTTACTCATCGCTTATGCCTTTGGTTGGGAGTGTCTACGCTTGGTTGCAACTTTGGTGGTAGTTGTGGTTGATGTTTCAGTCTTGGGATTTTGCTGTTTTTTCGGGTTTTTAGGACGAGTATTGTTTGGCCGCTCATCTACGAGCATGGCGATTGCCACATCAATCGGAAGCTTTACGGCTTCAGAGTGTGGAATTCCCATAGCAAGAAGAGCGCGGATCAACCGCGCTCCCTCTGTTACTCTTCGGCTTTTTCCTTTTCCTCAAGTTCTTTCAGTTTTTCATTAAGGTATTCAAGATTGGACTTGGAAGAATGACCTAGCATCTCATAGGTAATTTCGTACTCTTTACCATCTTCATCCACTAGCTTAGTCATGGCAGCAAGATCCGAAATCGCAATATATTGCCCCGCATCGCCTGACTGAGACTGCATATACTCAATAGCCGTCATTTGACGCATGACAATTTTTTTGCTTTTAATCTCAGTCTGACCATCAAGTGCTTTTAATGCGACAGGCAGTGTACCTTCAACTTGAAACATGTTGTTTTTCCTTATGGATTATAGGTTTTCTGGAATGTAGCTCAACGCAAAGCCTTCGAGGTTTCGACGTGTTTCACCTGCAACATCGTAAGAGTCGCTGATGGTTTGTACATTAAAATCAGTATAGGTTTCACGGAAACTACCTGACTCAGATTCAATACTTAAGCGTACGTCTTCAGCTTCAAGCCAATTCACTTCATCCTTGCCATCAGGAATCACCACGGCAACAGTGAGTGCATAGGTGCGAAGTCCTTTTGATTTGTATTTAACTTCACGGGTTCGGTTCATCGTCGCAATTGGACGATTGCCTGTTGTTTTGGTGGCGCTAAATGATGCACAGTCATATTCATCACCATTGACACCCAAAATAATAAAGCCAACTGCTTCTTCAGACATTTGTGTAGTCTCAATTTAATGTTGGCTTATTTTTTCTCAATTTGTGGTTGGATATCAGACGGAAGGACTTCCATTTAAATTAAAAAAAAAGACTGCGGATGCAGTCTTTTTAGGGCAATAACGCTAGTAATTAAAATCAATACACATTCAATGTCGTGGCAATCACATGCATACCACGCACCCAATGGCTTGGAATCTCTGCATTGGCACGGGTTTTATCATTACCGTCTTGCGTTACAGTGAGCTGATCGGCTGTAGTAGTCACATTTTCAAGAATTTCTGCTTTTTCAAGCTTAATCGCCTCAGCCATAAATACTGTGCGCAAATTACGACGTGCAGCAGCAGTATTTTTACGACGACGCTCTTTCGATGCTGCGGTACGCATCACAAGACGGGTGTAGTCAATCACCAGGGCGCCATTGATATCTAGCATAATGTCGTCAGCCATGCCTGAATCTGGGTTTTTACGGAAAGTGGAAATTGCACGTACAATTTCAGGCTTACCATCTGCGCCAGTAGCAATGATACAAACACCTGCTTTCAAAGCACGCTCTTGACGCTCAAAGGTCAGTTTATATTTATCTTCAACAGCCTCTACACCATTTAGATTTACCCCGTTGAACGGTAATGCAGGATCACTGGAATCAGCCAAGGCTGCTGCCATCGCTGCACCAATCTCAGCTTCCTGACCCGTTGCACCGTGATAACACGCAGCAACTACGCGGTAGCTGGTTTCTACAGTTGCCTGCGCGGCAAATAGCGTAGCTGCTTCAATATCAGAAAATGGTACAACAATAATCGCTGGTCGTTGTTCAATAGCATCACTGACAAAATTTAGATGATCAATCCATGCTTCAGTTTCATCACCAATAGCAGGTGGTTTATCCAAAACAAGGATGGTATGTCCAAGTGGCGCAATAATTTCTGTAGTGTCATCCACATCAGGTACTGGAGCTTGTGGATCTGTTGTATTCATCGCCAGAGTAATGGCTTGAACATCAACCAGACGATTGGTTTTAACCGCAGCCTTAACCATTCGCCCAACAATACTGTCAACTCCGATTTTCGCAGTTGCATCTGCCTCATCATAGATTTCAACAGGTTGATCCATGACTTTATTATCTGTTGTGATAAATAATACTTTATGCGTATTCGCAGGTAAGCCAGTACGCTGAGTATTAATATTGACACCAATATAAGTGCCGGGTGTACGAATGCCTGCTTGAATAGACATAAAAATTATTCCTTCAGCTCGACCAGATCAGATTCAAATAATCCAAATTCTTTCGGGTCAAAATGGTAATTAATGTTGATTTTTTCCAGCCATGCTTCTTCAGCAGCTTCTTCACGAATGCGGTCTGAAGCGGTAATGTTGTATGAGGTGGTAAATTCTTGCGCCAGCACACTTAATGACTGGCTGCGGGTGGACGTGTTAAAAATGGTTTTAATTCGGCCCAGCTCCAAAGGTGCCAAACCTTTAAGTTCTTGGCTTGATAGGTCATTACCCGCCAATAATTGCTGTACATGGTGTAACATCTGAAATGTGCCAATATCTGCACCTGCACCATGCCGTTGTGACTCTTCATTACGTACAGAACGATTACCAACCAAAACAACAAAGCTCACTGGCATCCTGGTTTTATTGGCACTGGTTTTTTCAGGGGTTTTACTACCCTCAAACGTCACCCAAATCGCAGGAAAGGCCTTAATAATCGCGGAAATATCATCATCAAACTCGCCACCATACGTTTTGATTTCACGAATCCACGGCCATTTTCTTTCCTGAATCTGCTGCGCCATTTCATCTTTAATCGCTTGCTCAATGATAGATAAATTCAGCATTACCAGCCCCCATTACCAAAGTCACGACGCCCTACAGCAAACACCACATTATTGGAGGAGGTTTGCACTGGCTTTGATTCACCCGCTGGAGAACCACCCAGAGTGAGTTCTCCTTTGGAAATCTTGGTTAGGGTTTTAATCGATGATTCATAACGATTTTTAATTGGATCATTTTCAGAAAGATCACCCGTAACCGCATAATAACGCGCTAAGTTACAGCCAATCTCAGTCAGAAATGGAGGGATAACCTGCAACGGCAGTGGATAGCGACTCCCCACATAAGCGTCAATTTCACTGTTCGCTTCATTCATGGCTGAATTTAGCTTATCCATGTTGATTTCACCCAAATAAGGCGGTTCGGTTTCAGTGAGCTGAATCAGCTCACGTTCACCAAATTTGAGTTTCATCGCCTTTACCGTTGCATACATGGCTTATGCTCCCGTTGAACCAACAGCCAAGTGCCACAAGCCATAACCCGCTGCACCACGCGCTTCAGCACCGAACTTAAACTTTTTGCGCATAAATACAGCATCGCTTGAAGCATCAGTTTGGTGAACAAACACTGGCATTTTACGTGGCTGGAAAATAATCGGCTTAATGGCTTTATTTGTATCCAATAAATGCCATTCTGTATCCGTTTTCAAACGTGCTTCAACGATAACTTTGGCAGTACCTTTGTATGGATTAGTTTTACCATCTTCTAAACGTTCAGCTGTCATTAAGGCATTAGCAATATCTTCAAGCGCAGGTGGTACAACTAATAGCGATGGACGAACATTCAATGGACGTCCACGCTCATCTTTGATACTGCGCATCATGGTACGTGCAGTGCCATAACTGGCGCGAGCCGCAGCTTGTGAGTCAATCGACAGAGGCACATTTAAACGATTAGAAACCAGTTTTTTAGACTTACCTTCACCAACTTCATGGTTTGTCGCATAAAAGGTTTTGCCGTCATAACAGGTTTGGGTAAAACCATCGGTCAAAACTCCAAATACAAGATCATCAGGCCATTGCTTAGATGATTCGCCAGCCATTTCGGCTTGGGGCTTATAGATACCAAGATTGTCATCTTCAATGTCGTTACGATCAATTTCAACCGTTGCTTCAAAATCATCATTCACAATGGTGTATGCATGGGCACTCAACCCATCAATAACTTTGTCACCGATCCATTTGCGCATCGCTGGGAACTTATCAATCCATGCATAAGTATTCGATTTTGTATTTGAAGGCACACTCATTGCGACTTCTTTCCACTGGCTTGGCGCGTTTTCAAACCCAGCATCAAACACTTTTTTAATATTTGTCGAGATTGCGTCAATTACGCGTTGTGCCGTTTGACTATTGAAAAGCATTATTAAATCTCCACCCAAACATGATCCGAAAATTGTGTATCAAACCCTACAAATACCCCTGCAACTGGACGGGCATTGGTGTTGTGGGTCTTGGCAATGGTTTGATTATCTGCAACGTAAACTGTTGCCCCTAAATCAGACTGGGCAACTGGATCAGCTACCAAGTTTTTAAATAGAAATTGTTTACCACGACGCACTAGCGCCACATGGTCACCATCTGCACCAGATGTGTTGTCGTGAGATGAATCCCACACACCCAAACACTTTTGTGTACCTGCTACGGCAGTGGTAGATGCAATGGCGTGACCAGTGTTATCGACTAATGCAAATGTGCCTTGAAATACCATTACATTTGCTTTCATCGGAATCGGTATTAATTCGCCATCACGCCATTCTGTAATAATTGGAACAGTAGTAGCTGCCATAATATTTAAACTCCGTCGTTACCAAATTGTGAAGCTACAGAAAGACTAATATCGTCAGGTTGTTGTTTTTGTTGTTGACCACTACCCAAATTCATCTGACTGGTCTGCATCTGAGTCAATGCCGCAATTTTTGGCAGACCTGCAAGGTGTGCTTTGACAAAATCAGGATTGGTTGTGGCTTGATCTTTAATCCAGGTGATTGTGACTTCACCCGTCAAACGACCATCACTGCATGCAGCAACAATTAAATCGTCAATTTCTTTAGCCTTCATCACCGCATCGGCATTGCCAGCTTTGGCAACAGCTTCTTGATAAACAGCCATCGGTACAAACTGGGTTGGATCGACAGCATTTGAGCTGTTGGCTGCAATTTTCAGCGGATCAATAGCATTCAATGCGTCATAAAGGGTTTGACTATTGGCTGCTACAGCAACACCTGTTTTTTCTTTAATCTGCGTTTTAAGCTTATCTAGCTCAGCAGTAATTTCTTCTGCGGTTGCTGACAGAGGCAGATTCAACATCCAACGCAGCTGTTCTAATAACTCTTCCATTGTGGAATCCTGTTGTGGTAAATCTTGGGAAAAAAGTTCCTGAGCCGCAGCAGCAAGTTTTGCTTCAGGCAGCTGATCTAATGCAGGGGTATTAGTCAAGGCAACATTGATTAAAGCCGTAATGTCGCCCGTCTTGGTGTACAAAAAGACTGGGGAAATATATTTATATTCTTTGGCTTCTATATGCGTTTTTGCTTTATCGAGCCATTCAAAGTCAGTGCTACATAATCCAACTCCTTCAACATAGGTGAACCCCGCTGATTTCAGCCATCCCGCAGCAGGTGCAGGCTCACCCGTGGTTTTTGATTTTAAAGTGGCGTGCTCATAATCAATGACCATGTCAATTTTGCGCTGATTCAAAGCCGCAGCCATTTGATGACCACGCTCAGGGGTAAGCTCCCAATGAGGCGCATCATAAGGACGTCCATCAATCTCACTACGAAAGACACCTTCAGGTATCAATACAAAGTGATCTGATAAATTTGATAAGTCGAATGAGCACGAAGCTGCGAGAAGATTCTTTTTCATGCAGTCAGATTAAAACCAACTGCATAAAAAGATCAGACGGAAGGACTTCCGATTATTTTTAGGAAATTAGAAGAATTTTTTCCAATAGAAATCGACGTCTTTGAAAATTTCGGTTTCAGCTTCAGGTTGTAAAAAACCATGCGCATCCATCGGCATGTATGGACGAGATTGAATCTTGATGTCGTGCGCACCTGTAACGCCTGATGTTGGGCCTGTAAAACGATTATTGGTAAAACTGGCTAGACGAGCACCTTTTTGATAGCGGGTTCCACCAGGGTGTTTAATGGTTCCACCAAAATGCTGAATCGCTGCATAAGGTATATTGCTGCCGATACTGGCGCTATCCCGATCTGAACTGGATGTGATGCGTGACCGTAAAGCACCTGATAATTGCAGCACACCACCATAAGACAGGCCTCTACGCTGGTAGTTCTTGATGGTGGAAGGTTTACGCCCAGCCCAGGTGGGCCGACCTTGAGCTGCAAAGTTGTCATCGACCACCGCCACAAAACTGCCCGCAATAGCCGCAGTCAGTGGTGAAGTATCCTGCATGGCTTCAGCCACCTGATTCAATTTTGCGATTAGCTCAGGGCTTTGAATCCCCATAATGCTCATAATTCACCTATCGAACAGCCAAATATGTATTAGAATTCAGTCGATCCACCACAGTACTGCGCTCAACAACTGCGACATCCACAATTTGCATTACACCGTTTTTAGATTGCACTGCGACCTGAACCACTTGATTTTCACTGTGTGACTCAACAGTTTGCAACCAATACAACAACTGGCTGTTTTCCTGATCCCATAGCACACGCCATGATTGAGCGATAAGGTGCGGTAAATCCACCCATTCAGCATCAGACAGGATTGACCTTTTATCTAAAAACAATTGATCACCAAGAGTAATGATTGGATTTTCAAAAGCTTGCTTTTGAGCAGCCATAAACTGAATATCAGTCGCATGCATTACAGCAACCGTGCTGGTTTTATTCTGGATTGGCGTATCACCCAGTGAATTCTTAATAAATGCCTCATGCGCTTTAAGGCGTGGTCGAGACAGTAGCACTTGCTGAATTTGCTGGGTGCCTTTGTCTACACCCACCAGATCAACAGCACGTTTACTCAATTCCGCATCAAGCAAGTAGCTTGAAGCTGGATGACTATTAAAACCAGGCGTTGGACTTAAGAAAGACTCAGAACCGTCTTGCTGCTTAATGCGAATGCGGGTTTGCGTGGAAACAACATCCTGACCTGTAAAACTACTTTTCCCAATAATGACTTGATGATGCTCAATATCTTCAGGCTGGGTCTGTATCAAGTTTAAGTTTTGATCCTCAATATCACTGTCACGCCTTGCAATCACTTTGCACTGGCAGCCAAATCCTACGGGAGGATAAGCGTACAACCAAAAAGGATCATCATAACGACGTGCTTCACCATTGCGGGCTAAATGAATTTTACGGGGATTAGAAATTGAAATATGCACCCATACCCAAATTGGGCGGGTCTCAACGATTGCCATCATTGCCTTATATCGCCCAGCGGCAAGGCTCTTGTGCATATTGGTGTCAAAGATGGTTTTAAGGCGTCGAGGGCTACCCAACTGAACAGGTTGTTCCATACCCGCAGGATTAACGACTGTTTGTTTTCCCCACCAGCCCTTTTGCTGAAGTGTGGGGGTAATATTGGCTTTCCATTGTTCAAAGCCTTGACCTTGCTGCATGGCATCAATCAGAGATTTACGAATATCCTGAAGTAAATCAATGCGGGCCACCTTGGCAACCGTGAAGGCTCGACTGTGCGCCTCATCCAATGTTTCATGCCAATCCCAACCAATTTTAAACCCTTTGGCTTTCAGGTAATCAATGGCATCCTGTGGGGGCATTTCAAACAATGCGTTGAGTTCTGGACGTTGTGGGGTTTTAGCCATTTTCTGCATCCGCCTGAGCGCTTAAGCGTCCAAATACTTCCGCTGCAAAAATTAGCCGAGTCAGCTTTTCCTGAAGCACAGGCTCATCATCAGTTGGATATAGCTCAGACAGAACTGCCAAGATTTCATTGTCATCTTGTCCAGCATTGATTTGCGCCATTAAATCCCGCATCCAAAGTTCAGCAGTCTGCTGGGCTTCTTTGGCTTGATCGCGCAGCTGGAGCTGTACCGCTTGCTCATCCAGTGGGATATGCGCTGAATTGGCAGCCAGTAAATTCCCCAGTAGGTGCGGTTGCCAACTGTTCATTGCCAACTGTGGCGTCTGTGGTTGTACACGGGTCAGAATCGCTTCCTGATCATCCGCAGGCATTGGAATACCTGCACGTTCATGCGCCCATACCAGTGGAATTTTCATGCCTGTATCGACCATTTCACCTAAAGATTTACTGAAGCTCTCAAGGTCTTCAGTATCAGAAGTGTCAAACCAAAATTTTGGATAGCGGTCAGGTGTGATATTCGGATAATTTAACTGCATCATTGCAGTAATCAAGCTGTCATTGATTGAACGGGCCAATTGCTTGGCATCCGATTTATTGATCACATCAAACTGATTTTCATGGGTTTTACTTTGCGCATTGGTGCTGGTCTTGCCATCCGCTTGTGACAGCAATGTGCCTCCGACAATAATCTTGGACTGGGTTTGTTCGCACCATTTGACCAGATTCATGTGATTGTTCGTATCACCATCGGTGGCATCATTAAAATCAATCGACATCCCTTGAGGCACAATGCCACCTGCATTTCGACCAATACTCATGACTGCTCGCATCAGGGTCATTTTTTCCTCAGTCGTTGCACCAGCAGGATATTTACCCAATTTAGATGGTAAACCATAGGTTTCTAAAAATTCCATGATGTCGCGGACACCATAGTTTTTAAACAGGAACGGCCAAGCTAAAACACGGAACAATCCTGAGCGAGAAACATAACCTGACTTGGCTTTATGCCGATGAATAAACCAACCAAAGGGCCAAAATTCTGCACCATCAGGTGAGCCATCATTCAGGCGCAATTCATTCGGCTGGCTGTATGGCGTCATGATCAAGCGCGGCTGGGTATGTTGAAAACTCTCAGGTAGCCAAAGACCGCCCAGTTGATGCCATTTGATTTCTTGAGCACTGTAGCCATGACCCACGGCATCCATCGCCTCAAACAGGAACATTTCAAAATCTTCAATGTCATCCAACCACTCATAAACCTCTTCAGCAATTTTCTTTTCTTGCTCAGAAGCATTCTTAGGTGGCTTTACTCCCCATGGCAGACCATTCACCGCTTGTTTACGTTTGGTCATCTCGGAAAAAATATGACCATCACGTTCTTCCATATCACAAAACAAGTCAGCTTGGGCTTGTAGGTTGCCTTGCTCAGCATCGGTCATCAGCCGATGCATGCGTACAGGCGTCATCCCCACAACAGGATGTTCTTGCCACTGGTTTGCTAACCAAGCAACTTCCGCAGTCTGTGAAGTTTCCAGTGCAGCGCGGTCTTGTTTTTTTGAAGAGCGTTTTTTTTGAGCCATGGTGAATGCAAATATAGAAAGTGGATTTTGCATCACGATAGACAATTTAAGAGGAGGAAATCAGACGGAAGGACTTCCATCTATTTCATCGGCGAGAATCAAATTTAATTCAAATAGTGCAGCTTGCCAGTTTTCTTGAGCATCGCCATCTAGAACTAAACGTTCGTAAAGGTGTTCAAGCGCATGTTGTAGTTCCGTAGGCACTACAGTAGCTCTACGATCTTCGTCGGTAAAAGTAGCGTAGTCGTCGGGTTGCCACCAAGCATGGCAGCCCCAGTAGATAGCACCCTCACCATCTTGAAGTTGCACGGATAAATTATTAGCCCCACATCCGTACAGTTCTGCAATGCTATTAATTGCATCTCTATGGGCATCAGGCACTATATTCACTACTGATAAATTAAACATTCAGCGTTACTCCTGTTGACTTCGCAATAGCCTTCTCAATTGGTAATGTTTCGTCTGTAGTGGTTGCGCGACTGATTGCGATCATACTGTATAGATGCATTTGTGCTGACCACTGCGCACCAGCAGCACGTCGTCCAATGTAAAAAGGCGTGTCGGCGTAAGTCGCATTACCTGCGACATTACTTTGATTAGTCGTACCTGCTACTTTCAAAATCGATCGAGTAGCGTCGCGCTGGTATGAATAGAGCAACGGAGTATTATCAGCAATAACAATGGCAGGACGTAAATTAATATACGTACCGTTATTACTACTTACTTCTGTCAATGTATTTGTGTGCGTGAGCGCAACCATGACTACGCCTAGCTGTGACACTACCGATCCGTTACCCATTACGTACTCATAGATCGCCGTAGTGCGTAACTTCCAACACCCTATAAATAAACTAATCGCAGCAGTAGCAGAAAAATCAACGCTAGATGTAAGTAAGAAATCATCAACACCGTCAAACTCTAAGTAATTAGCACCTGTTGTTGCATTCCGTCGTAAGATTGGTTGTGACGCTGCTACCGTTTGTGTCGCGTGGTTTCCTGAGACTTCCTCTATGCGAATAGAGCTTATTTCGCCAACCCATCCTTGCGATAAAAAGTAGAAATGGGGGTTGGCAGATTCAGCAACGAGTACGTTGACCTCTATAACAGTCTTACTCTTAGCATCCGTCACTGCGATCTGTGAAGCAGAGGACGATCCATTACGTACAGAAAGTGTACCTGATTCACTTGTTCTTAATGCATCTATAGTAATACGGTATCGCTTGCCTATAACTAGCTTGGTATTATTGAGAAGTAAGCTAGTTGATCCAGTACATACTACCTTACCATCTATTAGCGTCCACTGAGATTGTAGTGTCCACCCTGTAGTACCTGAAGCAAACGACTCTTGGGGGACTAAATTCACACCTATACGCAGATTCTTACTTATATCCAGCATCAAACCTACGGGCTGCCCTACACCTGTCACAGGAATAGTCCCTGCTGCATCCTGATACAATGTGCTTAGGTCGTTCGGATCGTACGCAAAGCCTTGTTCGTTGTTTGAGAATAAGCGCCTCATAACTTGATCAAAAGTTTTCACAACTGGGCCAATTTTAGTGACCGTCTTTGTCCAAATTTCTTGATTACCGACAACAATAGTATTTTCAGAGAAAATCATATCTATCTCACTACGTCACAAGTACAGACACGTTTGGGAAATTCGACCAAAGCCAAATTTTACGATTCTCGCTAAGAAATACTTCACGATGCTTATGACCGAACGACATATTCGGCATCGTTTCAGATTCAACCCATCGAAAACTTGTACCGTCCTCAGATTCAAAAAATAAACCTTTCGCTCCAGTCTCGACCAACACTGGAACAGTTTGCGATAACTTAATACTACGTGTTGCCATACAATCACCTGAAATGAGCTTTTGCATCACGATAGACAATTTAAACGGGAGGAATCAGACGGAAGGACTTCCTTTTTATTTTTAGAATTTTTAAAACCGTCTGATTTGCGATTTAAGCGCTTTTGGCTCAAGCGTGGGTCATTTATGCAAAACTTTAAAAAAAGCGTAAAAAACACATTCATGAAGATTCATGAATGTACATCTTGAGGCGCAGCAGGAAAAATTTCTTACTTCACAAAATTTGAACCCACATTAAGGATCAAATGTCGCAATTCATCCATTACTGTATTTAAATACTTTGGATTTTATTTTTTTAAATTTTTTAGGCTTCAACGGCTGGAAGGATGCATGCACACGTTCATGGCGAATAACGCTGTGACCATCCCAACATGAACACTGCTTATTTTTTTGAAGTTACTGCAATCGCACAAGCTCATCCACCTGCATCATTGCGTTATCAAGTCGGGATTTCATTTCTTTCAGTGTTTCCACACTAGCAGGTTGATTTGCAAATTCGTGCATCTCATCCATAAAATCCAAATACCAACCTGCACAGTCAAAACCAACTAACTTTTGCATTACCAGTCACTCATCTTAAGGTGACTTTATGGTGGGGAATTGCATAAGTAAAAGTCAGTCGGAAAGCCTTCCAGCCAAGTGCATTAATTTTAAATACACCCAGCTTCACTAAACCATCCGTCATAACTATCCTGATTCATTTCCAAATCACTGGCAGATGGTAGTGGTATAAATTCAATGGGGCTAGATAGATGCAGGCTCGCAAACCACCCTAAAATCATGGCTACAGCACCATCCCCATGTCGGTGCAGCTCAGGGTCTTTAATATCCTTGGCACGCGCCTTGGATACCATATAAATACCGTCTACTTCCTCAATCGCAGAACAGTCATTTTTGAGGTCTGCATCTCGTGGTAAATCAATCATATCCTCTTCAAAAGCGGTGACTAATTTGGGTGTCCACAAACCATACCAAGCGCGGCTGAGTTTAATTTGGTGCACCATATGTTCACCATATTTCTCAGCTGTATTTTCTGCAAGGGTTTCACCGTTACCCGTTGCATCCATCGCAATACCACCAAAACGTGGCAGTCGATCCAACATGTACCAAAGAATCTTTTGCTGTAAACGTGAAGGTACTTTATGCATCTCAATTGCAAACGGTGCAATCCGTCGCAAATCCTGAGCAATATAAAATGGTAGAATAAAACTGAAGTCACGATGACGTGCATAGTCTTGCCCAGCACAGTGCTGTTTGCGCTGATCCAGCTTTTGTAATTCTGGTTCTAAATAGCGTTGAATCCAATCATCAATATAAGCATCACGTTCATCTGGCGTCATCTCGGTGAAATCATCACCCAGTGCCAAACGTAAAATAGTTCGTGGCTCGGACATTGCACGTTCAACCCAGAGTGTAGGCAAGCACACTGACGATCCGTCACGTGGAATAGCATCCAATTCTTCACGCATAGCAGCTTTACGGCTGCCGTATGCTTTACGGATTTTGGTGTACCACTTTTTCTTACCCTCAAGCGTCACTTCTTTGCCTTGCATGAAGCACACACGTTCATATAGACCATTGGCAACAGCATCATCAAATGTCACTACATGGACTTTGGCATCTTCCCCAAAAACACCATTTTCAATGTCTTTAACGAACTGGTTGAATGGATTGTTCTTACCGTTATGTGAACTAATAACCGAGATACGACCACCCCAAATCAAAAGAGCGGTTGCTGCTTCCATCACGCCTTGTACGTTAGGGTGAAAGGCTGCCTCATCAATCACCACTTTACCTTGCAAACCACGGATGTTTTCAGGGCGACTAGACAAAGCAACGATCTGAAACCCACTAGCGTAACGAATACGATAGGCCGTGATCTGACGTGTTTCACCTTTTTCATTTTGGTCTTCAAAGAGAAATTCTTCAATCTGAACAATTTGCCCCTGAGCCTCAGCAATAACACGAGAAAACTTGGCACAATAGCCAATGAACTCAAGACCTTTTTCCTTGGTATCCCCAATGTAGTAAACACTCATACCACCAGCTTCTTTGCTGGCAGCAGCAGTAAATACAGCATCAAAACTCTCAGCAAAGGTAATCCCTGTACGACGACCTTTAGGACATGCCTTAATATCAGTCTTAATCTTGAGCCATTCGACTTGGTGTTTCATCAAAACACCTTCCTCAAATGGGTTGAGATTGTTAGGCAGATTTCTTGCACGCTCTGGAAGCTCATCCCAGTCAATAATCCGTACTGTATCTTGCCGAGGTTTTAGTGCAGTCATTATTTAATTCCCAGTACTTTTTCACGCCAGAATTGAATTTGATCTTCACCCATACCTTGTGAAGCAGCTGCTTTTTTCAGGTTTTCATCCTGTTCCTTCAGCAACTCCTCACGTGCTTGACGTCGAACCTCAGCACGGTTTTCCATGGCTTTTTCTTTGGTCATAATGGCCGCACGTGCAGCACGTGCCAATGCACCCACATCAGCAATATCCATCTGCGGGTTTTCATCATCATCACCGCTATTAGTCAACTCATCGAGCGCACGTTTCGTCACAACAGCTTGGACTGCCTGAGCCAACAACATGCCGCCTTTATCATCAGGGTCTTCCCCAAACTCTTTGACCAAATGTTCAGAAGCTGCGGCAATTTTTCTAAATTCTCTTGCTTCATCCTCGAAGTTCTTATGGTAGCGGCCTAATGCTGAACGACTTGGAATCGTTGCTGTAGGGAACTCAGCCCGAATTTCATCCAGCATTTCATTGAGTGTCAGGCGATCTTCACGCAAAAGCTTTTCAATAAACTTTCGCTGCTCTTCAGGCAATCTTTTAATGGATGACATAATGCCTCCTAAGCTGAAGGACGTTTAATGCCAGGAATGCGAGTGCGGTTCTCTGCCACTTCCTGACCACGTTCAGTCAGTTTCACCACAAGTACGGCAGGGTCTTCCATTTCAATGCTTAAACAGCCCTGATCCTTTAGCCAATACAATTCAGTCTTAACTTGGTCACGGCTGAAACTTAAACCCCAACGATCTAGTCCACCATGTAAAGTTGAACTATTGCCTCTGTAAGATGGCATTTCATTCAGTAAACGAAGTAACACCAAGCGCATTTCTTCTTTAAGCTGATTTTCAAAGCTCATGATTCCTCACTTTTTATTGTCAATAAGCCATTGTTCAATACGACGTACACCATGTTGCACACTGTCCATTTGCTTATTCAGTGAATTTAATCCCCCACGCAAATTTTCAACGTCCACCTTTGAAGGCATGTCTTTGACAGCATTTTCTAGTTCAACTACGCGCATGCGTAAATCCAGCATTTCTTTTGCTGAAGCACTCTGTTTGTTGATGAACCAGATATAGATGCCAAGGATCGTTGTTACGATCCAATTGGCTTCTGAAAAGTTAAACTTTAGGGTTTCAAACATTTGCAGCTCCTAAGCTAAGCCACAAACGCTTGCAGTACAGAGCGTCCGCTATTCAACATAGTGATTAGTTGGTCTATAAACCATGACACTGTGGTGCGCCAACCTGACCAAATTTGCTTAATTTCGGCGTGTGTTTCCAAGTACTCCTTGATCATGAACTCAAGCACAGCTTCTTTTTTAGCAAGACCCTTGAGAACACCTTCATTTTCAACTGCCTGCATATATTTTGCAGTCGCTTGAAACATGTCATATACCGCTAATGAGGTCAGCTTAATGTTGGTATAGGTCTTTTGGGTGGCAGTAATTCCAGCCTCAACCGTTTCGTTGATGTGACCGTAATTTTTTAGAACATAGTCTGCAAGATTGATGATTGCAGTTTTTGAGAAAGTGACTTTTTGCATTTTGGATATTCTTCTTTATTCGCTTAAATGTTTGGATGGGATGGCGTATATGGTCATAAACATCCATAACCATATACACCAACACAACAACAGGACGTTTGCGCACTAGGGCTTCAATGGCCATGATTGGACGCCTTTGCTTTGATTCAAATAACGCCCAACAAAGCCACACAATGCCGTCCATGCAATCAGATATGTCCGTATATCTTCAGGCAGCACCATAAGCAGCTCTGGAGGAATCGGTGTAGTTGCGAAGAAAACAATGAGGCCAAAGCACCAATTACTGATCCACTTCCAGCTATTACGCCAATTTCCCACCACAAAACCCGTATTTGCAAAGGAACCCAGCTCAGCCATGATCGGCTCGGGCTTCTGTGCAATTTCAGCTTTAAGTTCATCTACACGCTGTTGGTGACGTTTTGACTGATCCAATAGTTTTTGCTTGGCTTCAGAAAGCTCTAGTGTTTTTTGATCCAGCTCACTTTCACGGGTGGAGAGCTGTAGGCGAAGTTGCTGAATTTTCTCGAATTCAACTGCTACAGGTTTATTTACAAGCAATGTGATTTTGTCTTCAACCGCATGACGCTTAACAGTTTCACTAGCATCACGCGCACCAGCTTCATAACCATTTTTCCACGTGTAATCTAACCCGTCGTTACGCTCAGCGAGAGTACGCTCATGGATGTTGGACAATGTTTGGAAGCGAGCGATATGGCGCTCAATCTTAGCTAGTTGTGCAAGGTTATTTTTAATCACATTAAATCCTCCGCAACATAACGAAGGTTTCCAGCCATACGATTCATCCAACCTTTACCAAAGGTCGAAAATGTTGAAATTCGTGTATAAAATTGAATTCGTTCAGCATTGAATTTTGAAATTAAAATTACTGTTGGGATATTCTGAATAGCAGCAAGTGTGAGTGGTCCAATTTTACCATCATCCTTTACACCAACAGCACGTTGCAGAATTTTGCGGGCATTGACTAAACCATGGTTTACACCCGCATCAAATAGTTGAAAACCAAATGCGAAGTGGTAATTGCCACAATCCAGAGTATTCCAGAATTGCCCCAAGTAAATTTTTTGTACAACGCTCATTGGAATCTGGCGCATTGATCCCGTATAACCATATTGTTTTGCTGTATTTTTAGTGATGCCGTAATTGGTTTCACCACCAGGATCAGAAGGGTGATTTACATAATCACCCTCATGTTCTAAAACTCGCTTTAGCGCTGTTTCAAATGTTTTTGACACAACAAAAAACCTCATCAAATGATGAGGTCATACTGCTATTTATTTTTTAGTTATATCAGACGGAAGGGCTTCCGATTAATTTTTATCATATGCGATTGTGCATACAATAGGATAGCCATCTTTGTAATGACTTGCATCAATATCAAAAATATAGCCATATTTAATGTGTTGAGTCCTTGGAGCTGAACCTGTTTTCTCATATTCATTCAGCCTCATTTCTAACTCATCAATTACAGTAGGTATTCGATTATCAACTTTCTTCCAAACATCTTTGCAAATACTAAATGCTGATGATTTAGATTGATCGTAACCACTTGCACTAAAGACCTCTACGATGAAATGATGCCAATTTTTTGAATCTAACCTTCTTACAACTTTTACACTTTTCCAATTATTAAAAGGTATAAATTTTGCATCAGTAGCCACTTCATTAGGTATTAATTTGACCTCTGTAGCATCTGGATTATAAGTGACCTGCATTCCTGATAAATTTTTAATAGTGATTTCAGTTAACTGAATAAAATCTAAATTAGCTGCGGCATCCGATTCTTCGTAGCTCTTCTGTTCGTATGGCACAGCTTCAGAAGAACGAGACAATTCAACCTTTGGCGGTTCTTGAGCAGTACAACCAACTAAAGAAAATAAACCCAATATTAGAATTTTTCTCACGTTACTTTCACCTAATCAATAAAAATTCTTACTCGAATTGACCACCTTACCAATAACATCAACATCAGTTGATTCATCAAGTTTAATGGACATTGGTGGATATAGCTTATTATCAGAAATTAATAACAATGAGCCATCAATCTGCCGCTGAATACGTTTTACCCATATCATTTCACCAGAGCGTATTACATAAATATGTCCATCTTGAGGATCTTTCTCAGCCGTATTAATAAGAATAGGCTCTTTGTCTTCGATGGTCGGACTCATAGAGTCACCACGCGTGATGAACACTTTTAAATCCTTTACTGAAAATCCACGTGATCTAATCCAGTCATTCCTAAAAGCCATAAAACCAGATGGTTGGTTAGGGGCACATAAAACGCCACCATGACCCGCAGAAATCATTACCTCCTCATGTACTGGTACTAGGCCAAAACCATCAATCCCTTCACCAAGGAGAGATTCATTCTCTTTATCTAATTTTTTGCCAGTAATTATGTAGTGAACATCAACGCCAGCTTGACTTAGTGCAGATAAATGCACTGCATTAGGAGATGAGGAATCTTTCTCCCAGTCAATTAGAGTTCGCTTAGATACACCTGCAATTTCTGCAAAATCAGGCTGATTTAATCCCAGCCGAGAACGCTCCTCTTTAATTCTCACACCAATCATGAAGAAAATCTCACTTAGATATTGATTAGTGCAGTTATCTGCACTATATTATTTGCATACATTCAACTTAATGCGCATTTTATTGCATACATAAGGAGGCAGTAATGCAGATTAAAACACGTGACCAAGTTAAGAAAGAACTCTACGACAGTGGTACTACGGTTGCTAGTTGGGCTTCGGAGCATGGGTTTCGGGATTTTGATGTCTACAAAGTTCTAAATGGTCAATCAAAATTCCGTCGTGGTATTGGTCACCAAATAGCCATAGCACTAGGGTTAAAAACAAATCCTAAGAAACCGTCCGAGTAACCAATTTGCATATTTTTGCATGTTTTTGCACTTGTGGAAAGATAGGTATGCAATTTTTTTCACATAGATACAAAAAGCTTGCAAATAAGAGAATTTCTAATGAAAAAAAAGACTAATTCAAAAGTTGATTCTTTACTGGTTCTTCTTTTCTCAACTGCAATCTTCTTGAGTGTTGGTTGGTATATGGCTGAAGCAGATAACGAAATTCTTCGTAAAGAACTTTCAAGCCACACAGATCAAGAGGTGCGTAAGTGAGCACAGTTAAATCAGGCGGCAAAATTTTAAAAGTGCTTAAAGCACTCAAAGGCAGAAGCCTCAAAGGCATAACCCTTTCAGCGCTTGCAAAAGAGCTTAATGAAAGTGCGAGCCAAGTACACCGTGCATTGCAAACCCTCATTCAGGAAGGTCTTGCATCTCAACTGGATGATGGCAACTACGCACTTGGGCGTGAACTGGTTGCAATTGCTCATGCACATTCAGATGAGATTAATCGTGCTCAGTCTCAAATTTCAGAACACATACAACGTGTAGGTGCTCGTGTTAATCAAATTAAATCAGAGGGTTGATCATGTCTGAATTAGATCAAAGCCAACTAGCGCAAATCAAACAAAGTGTTTCATCTGAGCAAATCCAGTTTTCTGAAAAGTTAGGAATGCTTAAAGCAACGTCACTTTTTAAAAAATTGCTGACGGTCAGCGAAATTAAATTCCTTGCTGATATCAAAGAAACCAAGCAATACAAGGGTTTAAGTGTTATTGGGGAAAATGGAGAACTGCTGACAGTCAGCACTTGGGCAGATTTTTGCTCAGGGCTTGGTAAAAGCCACCAGCATGTTGATGAAGAAATTCGCAATCTAGGTGTTTTTGGCGAAGACTTTCTTGAAACCAGTCAGCGTATGAGCCTTGGCTACCGTGACCTGCGCAAACTTCGCAAACTAGATGACGCTGATCGTGAAGTCATTATTGAGGGCGAAGCTGTTAAAGCTGAAGACCGCGAAAGCCTGATTGATCTTATCGAAGAAATGTCAGCAAAGCACCGCAAGCAGAAAGATGCGCTTGAGACTGAAAACAAAGAGTTAAAAGCTGACAAAGATGCACTAGAAACCATTCTTCAAAAGAAAGATGAAAAAGTGAATCAGCTGGACACAAAAGTAACAAAGCTTACCAGTCCAGCGGAAATTCAACGTCGTGCTGAGTCTGAGCCGCAAGAGCTAGAAAAGGCTGCACTAGAAACTTTGGGTACAGAGTCAATTCTTTTCCTCACAGCTTTTAATCGTTACATCAATGCACTTGGCGGTGTGATGGATATCGCTGAAAGCAAAGATTTACCGCAACTGTTTGAACGTGTTGATGAGTCTATTGTGGCCGTTTGCCAACGCTATGCGCAATACGTGCAACGCCTTGGCACTCAAGTTAGCTTTGAAGAGATTTTAAACCCAAGCTGGATGTTCCCAGAGACAGCTGATATCGATACATCAGGACAATAATAATGACTAACCCGAACTTAGCCGAAATCGACTATTTGCGCCAAATTGCCGCAGAGCTTACCGAAGCAGGTCACGGTAAGCGCGGGCCAATTATTAAGCGTGCTTGTGAGTACCTCACGGTCAGCAATGCTGAATTGTATCGTCGCCTTGCAAAAGTCGGCTTCACGTCAGGTCGTAAGACTCGTTCAGACAAAGGCAACACCATTGTCAGTATTGAAGCTGCTGAACTTGTAGGCGGCATGGTGATCAATGCAGCCAGTAAGACTGGGAAAAAACGTATGTCCATTAAGTTGGCATTAGAAGTTGCCCAAGACAGTGGTAAAGCACCTGGTGTATCAGCTGCAACCATCAGCCGCATCATGAAACAAAACATGTGCCACCCAGCACAATTGGCTATGCCGACAGCACATACACGTCAGCGCTCATTACACCCCAATCATGTCTGGCAAATTGACGCTTCTGTATGTGTGGTGTTTTACCTGAACCACAAAGCTGGCTTGCATGTCATGGATGAGCGTGAGTTCTATAAGAACAAACCTGCCAACCTTAAGAAAATTGAGAAAGACCGTGTGATTCGCTACGTACTAACTGATCACACCTCTGGAAGTATTTATCACGAATACTTTTGGCGCTCAGAGAATGTGGAAAACCTGACCAACTTCTTTTTTAGCTGCATCCAAAAACGCAGTCTGAAAGAGCCGATGCACGGTGTGCCATTCATTCTTTACGTTGATAAAGGCACAGCAAACACCAGCGGTATGTTTAAGAACTTAATGACTCGTTTGGATGTTGAGTTTATTGCACATGCGACAAACAACAGCCGTGCCAAAGGTTCTGTTGAGCAAGCCAACAATTTGATTGAAACCAATTTTGAATCGTTACTGAGCTTCAGATCGGTAGACAGCATTGATGAGCTAAATGCCTTTGCAAATGAATGGCGCATCATGTTCAACGAAACCAAGACTCACAGTCGCACCAAGCGTACTCGTAATCAGGTTTGGAACATGATCCGTCCAGAGCAATTGCGCATTGCACCCTCAATTGAATTGTGCCGTGAATTAGTCACCACCACACCAATCACACGCACTGTAAAAGGCGACCTGACTGTGCAACATACAGTGAAAGGTTATGACGAAAAATTCTACAGCGTGAAGCACATCCCAGACATTTTTGTGGGTGCAAAAGTTGATGTTGTGGTCAATCCATACCGCGCACCCGACATTGATGTACTAACCACCAATGAGCACGGTGAGCAAGTGATTTACACCTGCGTACCTGATCAATTGGACATATTTGGGCAGCTTCATGATGCACCTGTGATTGGTCAAGAAATTCAATCTATGCCGAACAGCAAAATTGATGAATCACGCAATCGCATCATGAAACAGGCATTCAATGCCAATACCCAAGCTGAAGTTGATAAGGCACTGAAGAAACGCACACCAGCGTATCAAGGCCAGATTGATGTGACTGCACACATTACTAAGCACGATGTACCAGAGTACTTACCACGTGCAGGTCAGCAAATGGATATTCAGAAACAGAAAAATCATCTGCCACCGCTTAACTACATTCAGGCCGCAAAACAGATCAAAGGCTTGGTTGGGGACGCATGGACAGCTGAGCACATGGGCATGCTGAAAAAAGAATATTCAGACGGCAATGTGCCGCAGGAAGATATTCCGCACTGGGTGGATCGCATCCAGGGTGGTCGTAATAAACCTAAATTAAAAGTCGTTGGAGAATAAATATGACGCTTCAGCAATTGCTTGACGACCACAAGATTACACAGGCTTGGCTTGCGAAGAGTCTAAGCATTAGCCCACCCGCAATGAATGCAGTTGTGAAACATGGGGTGTGGCCTAAACGTGATCCTGAGGCTGTAAAGCAAAAACTGATCGAGACCCTAAATTTACTGGGTGTTGAACTCACTTTAATCAACCAAGCATTAACTGCTGCTGCAACCCTCAACCAAGGCAACCAAACCACAGAGGGTACAGCAGCATCACTGGAGGAAGAACTACTCATGTTGCTCAGAAAACAAGCATTGTCTCAACCAGCTAAAAAGCAGTTTAAATTATTTAAAAATATTTTTGCTGAAAATATTCGTAGTAGTGCTGAAATGTTCCGTAACAGCGACATTGATTATGTGCGCGAATCTATGTTTCAAGCCGCTAAAGGCAACAGCAGTTTTATTGCGGTTGTGGGTCAGTCTGGCGCAGGTAAAACCACTTTACGTCGTGAGTTAAATGACCGCATTGAGCGTGAGCGTATCCCAACGATTGTGATTGAACCATACCCTCAAGGCATGGAAGACAATGACACCAAAGGTAAAACCTTAAAAGCACTCCATATTGCTGAGTCTATTTTGTCAGCGCTTGCACCGAGTGCGAATGCTAAACGTTCTCCAGAGGCACGTTTCCGTCAAATCCATAACTTGCTTAAAGAATCAAGCAAGGCGGGAAATCACCACCTCCTTATTATTGAGGAAGCGCACAGCTTACCAATTCCAACCTTAAAGCACTTGAAGCGTTTTATTGAGTTGGAAAATGGTTTTACCCCATTACTCAGCATCATTTTAATTGGACAAGATGAGCTTAAAAATAAGCTTGCTGAAAATAATCCTGAAGTCCGTGAAGTGGTGCAGCGCTGTGAAATTGTCACACTGAATCCATTTACTCAGACCACCTTGGTTGACTACCTCCAGCACAAATGCAAATCAGCAGATCGTGAGTTATCTGAATTTATTGACCCATCCGGTCTAGAAGCAATTTGCGAAAAATTAACCCGCAATGTTGGGCGCAATAAGCAAAGTGAAAGCCTTTTATACCCGCTGGCTGTTGCCAACCTTTTGACAGGTGCACTGAATGCCGCAGCTGAGTTGGGTGCAGATGTAGTCGATGCTGATTTGGTGATGGAGGTCTAACCCATGGCTTTCAATCTCAAATCCGCAATGCTGATCAGCATTCCTATCTTTCTGGTATGCACTGCATTTATTGCAGTGCTGGAGTACTAGGTATGTGGAAAGGCATTTTCGGCAATGTGAATAAGTTCCGAGCAGTGGGCTACGTGATTTTGCTTATCGAGATTTCACTGCTGGGCAAGTTGGTTCCTAAAGATTTTAACAGTGCTGTTTTTTGGTTTTTTATTTTAGTTCTTGGCTGTTTTTATTACGAAATCACGGCACCAGTCAAGCCTAAGAAAAGGAAGAAGTGATGGTGGATTTCGCTGATATGGCAGAAGAATTTCAAGCCATGAATTTACAAGACAGGATTAATGCACGCGCGCAATTTACAGCACACAGCAACCATGAATGTGAAGACTGTGGAGCTGAAATTCCAGCACAACGTCGTGCTCTTGGTGGTGTGACACGTTGCATCCAGTGCCAAACCAATTTTGAAGCAAAGCAGAAGCATTTAAGGGGTTAAAGCCATGAACTTAAGTTATTCACGCTGTAAGGGAAAGATTGAGCACTTTGTTCATATTTTCAAGAAAACCAAAGAGTATGCGGAGCTAAACCAACACTACCCAGAGTTTGAAATTTTTGAAGAAACCAAAGGCAAGTTTGAGCTTGAGGTTGTACAAGCAGCCTTTGATAAATGGGCTAAACAGCAAGCGACAGATCGTAAACGTGCTGAGTTCACCAAGAACTTAAATCAGTTGATCAGCAACGATTATGTCTTGGTACGCAAACGCACTTAAACAACATAAGGAAAAAAGAATATGAACGCACAAACTCAAATCCCCGAAGGCTACCGAGCTGACAGCAAAGGTCGCCTTGTACCAATCAGCAGCATCAAACCGATTGATGTTGAGCGTGATGCAGTTGTCACCAGCTTGATTGGCAAAGTCAAAGCAACACGTCAAATGTTGAAAGATTTTAAGGCTGCGGCTTTTGGTGATATCGAAGCATTTATTGACCTTTCACTTGAGCAATATGGCGCTCATGTTGCGGGCAATAAAGGCAATATCACGCTGTATAGCTTCGATGGTCAATTCAAAGTTGTACGTCAAATTCAAGACTCCATTCGCTTTGATGAACGCCTTCAGGCAGCCAAAGTTTTAATTGATGAATGCATTCAATCTTGGTCTGTTGGTTCAAATGATCACATCAAAACCCTGATCAATGACGCTTTCCAAGTTGACCGTGAAGGCAAGATTTCTACAGGTCGCGTCCTTGGTCTACGTCGCCACAAGATTGACGATCCGAAGTGGATTAAAGCAATGCAAGCCATTGGCGACAGTATCAACATTGTTGATAGCAAAAGTTATGTGCGTTTTTACGAACGCGATAAAGACGGTAAATACCAACCAATTTCGCTTGATTTTGCAAGCGTTTAAACCCCCAACCCTAAAAAGGAAAAAACCATGACTAAATCTGAACTTATCAAACAAATTGCTGAACGTGCTGAATTAACTCAAGCAAAAGCAGCTGAAGCACTTCAAGCATTCGAGGCTGCTGTAACTGATGAGCTATCTAAAGGCGGTGAAGTTGCTTTAACAGGCTTCGGCACATTCAAAGTGACTGACCGTGCTGCGCGTACTGGACGCAACCCGCAAACAGGTGCAGAGATTCAAATTGCTGCATCAAAAGCTCCAACGTTTAAAGCTGGTAAAGCACTTAAAGAGGCTGTGAATTAATGGATATTCAGACAGAAGTTGCCCCGCTTGAAGTGGCGAAGTTAGTTGAAGATGCAATTTTTTGGTTTGAGCAGCGAATTGAAACCTTAAATGACATTGTTGAGTGTGAAGGGAACGTGGCTCTGGCATCTAACAATGGCGAAGAGACAAAGCTTAATGATGAGCAAAGCCGTGCTTTTAAAGCAGGTATTTCAACAGCTATAAGCATCATCGGCAAATTTCCATTAAGCCTAGATCGCTCAACCAAGCAATTTAATGTTGACGACTTAGAAGCATAAGCGAAACACAGGCATGCGTGCCTGTGTCTACCAAATGTCGTGATTTGGTACTGACGAGCAGCGAGATAGAACAATGATCGAAATTAAAGACTTAGACAAATTACCACCAGAAGTTGTTATTAGTATTGGAGAGACTTCATGAATAAAAAAACGGTAATTGAAAAAATTAAAAAGTGTTTAGCGCTAAGTAAATCAGCTAATCAGCATGAAGCGGCAGCTGCTCTACGTCAAGCTATGGCATTCATGGATAAATATAAAATTGATGCTGATGATCCAGAACTTTTAGGCATTGCTGAAGCATCAATTTTAGGCAGTGGCTCACAAAAGCCAACTGTGTTTGAAGCAGTACTTGCAAACTCAATTGCAAAAATGATGGGCTGTAAAGCTATATTGCAATCTCAGATTAAAGTTACAGCCCAAATGAGCTTTAAAAAAGAGTGCGCTTGGACATTTATTGGTTTTGACCCAGCACCAGAGATTGCTAGCTACGCATTTGAAGTTCTTTACCGCCAACTCAAAAAAGCTCGCAGCGTTTTTATTTCTGAAAATCTGAAGCGTGTTCAAATCAAAGCCAATAAAGTGAAACGCGCAGACCTCTTTTGTGAAGGCTGGGTTATTGAAGCGACAAAACTAGTCTCAGATTTAAATCCCGATAAAGAGAAAATGGAGCAAATTCAGGCTTACGTGCAGCAAAAACATAATGTGCGTAATAGCGAACCTACTGACCGCAATAAAAAGACCAATACCAATACTGACCGTGCTCAAAATTACTTGCATGCAGGCCGACAGGCTGGAAAAACTGCGAAATTGAAAAATGCAATGAATGGCGGTGCTCCAATGGAAAAATTAGGAGTTTCAACATGACTGAGTTAATGAATTGGCTAGCAGTACTTGCTTATTTTGCCGTCTTCTTAATGGGGCTAGCGGCTTGTTTTAAGGATGCAAAACTGTCTTGGTTAACACGCAATAACACTGGATTAACAGTATTTGAAAAGCGTGCTTATAAGCTTAAAGCATGTGCTTCACTATCATTGGCATTTCTTGCAATTCTAGGTTTATTTCAAGCAATGGCAGGAGTTTGATATGGGTAAGTTTCTAATTGGTTTAATTATTGGCTGGGTACTATGCCATCGATACACCCACATTATGATCGCTACTGAATGCCAACGTCTAGGTGGTTTTTTTGTGAATGATAAAACCTTTAAATGCCATGAAATTATTGATCACAATATAGACACAAGTACCCCACCAGTAATTTTAGAAGCCCAGCGAGGTGAAAAAAATGAAGTTCAATAAAAAAACAAAACTGATTCAGCTCATTCATGTCGGAAAAACCCAGCTTGGTCTTGATGATGAGCTTTACCGCGAGGTACTTGAAAGCTGTACAGGTAAAACCAGTTCTAAAGACATGACAATTCAACAGCTTGATGCTGTTCTAAATCGTCTTAAACAGCTCGGTTTTACGGTTGAATCAAAGGAAAAGACTGGTGTTAGTAATCTAGCTGATGATGCCAAAAGTAAACTAATACGCCACTTGTGGCTCCAGTTACATCAAGCAGGTCAAGTGCGTAACGGTAGTGAGAAAGCCCTGGCTAAATTTGTAGAAAATAAAGTTGGTGTGAGTGCTCTCCAGTTTTTAAGCACCAAGAATGCAGACATGATCATCAACCACCTGCGCAGCTGGTGCAAACGATGCAAGATAGACCGTTTAGATCCAGAATAAAAAAGAAAAGCCCATGACTGCAATCATGAGCTTTTCAGAATCCACCAACCATCCGACCAGGGACGATTTAAGCAACTATAACATAGTATTTTATGAGGTAAAACTATGGCTTATCGTCCGCATATCACAGATGCGCCCCAAGTCTTTTCTGATGAAGAAATCATCAACTTAATGCCTAAGAATTTTGCATTTATTGCCAAGCTTATTGGCGTAGAAGCATCCTTAAATTTAATTCATACCTATGGCGGTACAAGCGTATTTGTACCGAATAAGCACGCCTTAAAAATCAATCACGACATTACTCATATCATTGGTCTAGGCTCACTTAAGCAGCTCTCAGAACAACTTGGTGGTGCGAACATTGAAATCCCTATGGGAACGCCAATAACTATCGCTATGCGAAATAAGGCGGTACGCGATTATGCTCAGAAAGAAAAAAATAAACCAAAGCTTGCACGCCACTTTGGCCTCACGTTAAGATCAATTCGTACAATTCTTAGCGCAACTGAAAAAAGACCAAATCATGAAGATCGAAATTATGATCTGTTTGCAAATTAAAAAAGGCGGGTTTATAGCCCGCCCAATCATTTCACCAGTTGCAAAAGTATTTCAAAACTCATCCCACTCTGTTTCGGTATATCCCACTCAATCCCACAATTATCTCAATATTCTGTATTAATTATCTTATCTGTATTCACCCAACCTATTGAGCGTTTTTATTCTCCCGCCAACAGCCACCACCCATTCATGACACACTTTGTGGAATAGCACTGAGTAAGCGTTTGGTATATTCGTGCTGCGGTGACTGGTACAAATCATCTGAATTGGCTATTTCCACCAAATCACCATGGTTCATCACCATGATTTGATCTGAAATATATTTCACCACTGATAAATCATGTGAAATAAAGATATAACTCAGTCCAAATTCATCCTGTAAATCTTGTAGCAAATTCAGTACTTGGGCTTGTACCGAAACATCCAATGCTGATACCGACTCATCACAAATCAAAACCTCAGGTTTTAAAGTTAGACAGCGGGCAATAGCAATACGTTGACGCTGTCCGCCTGAAAACTCATGTGGATAACGATAAAAAGCCTGTGCAGGTAAGCTCACGCGTTCCAACAAGTCCAAAGCCATCTGTTTGCGTTCAGTATCATCCGCCCCGATACGATGCACTTGCATCGGCTCCATTAAAATCTGCCCTACAGTAAAACGAGGATTGAGTGATGCATAGGGATTTTGGAAAATGATTTGAATCTTGCGTTGATACCGAGCAAACTCTTTTTCTGACATGGCCAAAATATCTTGACCTTCAAACAGCGCTTTTCCTCCTGTCGCCTCCTGTAAACGCATCAGCAATAATCCAATGGTGGTTTTCCCCGAACCAGACTCACCCACCAAGCCCAAAGTCTTGCCTTTTGCCAGTTGGAAACTCACGCCTTTGACCGCTTGAAACTCCTCTTTGCCGAATAATCCTTTACGACTATAAAATGACTTTTTAAGGTCACGTACATCTAAAATGATCTCTTCTTGGCCAGTTAAGCCGCGAGATCTTTGTTGAAGTGACTCGACATCGACAGTATGCGTTTCAATATAGTCATCGCCCTTTTGTTGCATAAAGTCACTGATCATGGGCAAACGCATGGGACGTTTAGATAGTTGCGGACGGCAATGCAACAACGCTTTGGTATAGACATCTTGAGGGCGTTCAAGCACATCTTTAACCCTGCCTTGTTCACGAATTTGACCCTGCCGCATTACGATAACCTGATCGGCAATTTCCCCGACCAAAGCCAAATCATGGGTAATAAACAGCATCGACATTTGATGCTTCTTCCGCAACGACTCCAGCAAATTTAAAATTTGCTTTTGAATGGTGACATCCAGCGCTGTCGTCGGTTCATCGGCAATCAATAGTTTGGGTTTACACGCAATTGCCATGGCAATCATAACACGCTGCTGCTGCCCACCCGACAATTGCCCCGGATATGCATCAATCTTGGTTTCAGGAGATGGAATCCCAACTTCTATCAAGAGTTCCAAAGCACGTACACGCGCCTGCTTACGGCTCATGCCCAAATGTAACTGCAAAATTTCTGCAATTTGTGAACCTACCGTAAACACAGGATTCAGTGATGACATCGGCTCTTGAAAAATCATGGCAATATCTTTGCCGCACTTTTTCCGCATTTCACGGCGCGGTAAGTCGAGTAGGTTTTTCCCCTCAAACAGAATTTTACTGTCCAAAGCAATTTGACTACTTTCAGGAGGCAATAGTCCCATGGTCGCTAGCGATGTGACCGACTTCCCACTGCCTGACTCCCCAACCAAGGCCACAGTTGTATTCACTGGAATACTAAAACTGATGCCTTTGACTGTTTCAATGTACTGCTTTTCTTCATTTTTAAAGCTGACACGCAAGTTTTCCACCTGAAGTAAGGCTGGCGCTGTCATATGATTGAGTTCAGACAT